CATTATCTAAGATCAGTTACTAAAATGTCATACGGACAATCAGAAAATCGAGGAAACCCACCGCCTGTTGTAAAACTAAGCGGATATGGACCTCATGTTTTTCCTAATGTTCCTGTTGTTGTAAAAAACTTTACAGTTGATATGCCAGCTGATGTTGATTATATAAAAACTTCAGTTGGAGCAAACATTCCTCAAGGTGTAACTACGCCACCAGATCTTAAAGGAGTAGAAGGATATGTTCCAGTACAGAGTCAAGTATCGGTTACAGTAGGACCAGTATACAGTAGAGCACTTACTTCTCAGTTTAGTTTAGATGAATTTGTAATGGGAGGATACTTAACTGGCGGCGGAGGATTTGTATAATGGCAAAGTATGGTTCAACAAGTCCTTGGGGGACAACACCAATTTTAAGAAATCAATATTTAGACGTAATGAAAATTAGACCAGTGCCGGCAAGCGACGATGATGTATTATATGAAATACAACCTCAGTTTACGCATAGACCTGACTTACTTGCTTTTTCAATTTATGGTACTCCAAAGTTATGGTGGGTATTTGCACAAAGAAACATGGACATTTTAAAAGATCCTGTTTTTGATCTTGAAGCAGGTGTTCGAATCTATATTCCAAGAGAAGACAAATTAAAAGACTTTTTAGGTTATTAATAAATGGCAATAAATTTTACTAGACTTACTAATTCGGTAAAAGACTTACCAACGCAACTGAACCGTGTAACAGGTCAAGCAAACGACCTGTTAGGATCTGTACCAGCTCAAGTAGAAAGTTCTCTTAACAATTTAAAATCACAAGCAAGTTCGTCAATAATTTCCGTAACTGATCAGTTCAATGTTGGAGAACAATTAGAATCAGCAGTAGCCGGATTTAGAAATAGTATTCCTACTGATATTCAACAATTAGCTGATATTGAACAGGCTATTTCGCAAGGAGCAGCAGGTCTAATTGCATCAGCATCAGGCTCTGTATTACAAACTGCTACAGTAGCATTAGGACAAACAGAAAATAAATTAAAAGAATACGCAACATACAATTACATTATAACACTTGCTTGTTTAACAATTAACGAAATTAATTTTCCTGATAGTACATATCGAGTTGGTCCACCGAAAGTAACAGTATTAAAATCAGGAGGCGGACTAGGAGCTAGTAAAGCAAAAACAGCATACGAAACTAGTGATTTATCGTTAGAATATTTTATAGACGATTTAGAAATTGAAGGAATTATCGCACCTACTACTAAATCACGTTCAACAAATGCAACAGTTTTAAATTTTACTGTTACAGAACCTTATAGTATGGGATTGTTTTTACAAACACTTATGATTGCTGCTAATAAAGCAGGTCATAAAGATTATTTAAAAGCACCATATGCACTAATAATAGAATTTAGAGGATATGATGATAACGGTAATCCTTTAAACTTAGATAGAACAACACGCAGAGTATTTCCAATAAGCATTAACACAGTTGATTTTGATGTTACAGCAGGTGGTTCTAGATATGCAGTACAAACTAATGCTTGGCAAGAAATTGCCTATAGCAGTGTAGCACAAAGTACAAGAAGCGACACTATTTTGCAAGGCGCATCTGTACAAGAATTATTACACACCGGAACAAACAGTTTAACAGCAATACTTAATAAAGCAATTAGAGAAAAAGACGATGAAGGAAATAGTATTAATAGAGATGAATATGTTATAATGTTTCCAAACCAACTCTCATCAAGTTTAGGAATATCAAATCAAGCAGGAACAAATCTTAGTGACAGAGCATTAATGACCGAAGAAGAATTTTATTCCGCTTGGACTGGTGCTGACACTGAATTGTTTGATTTTGATCCTGACCTTCTTTTACAAAATAGATCAGAAGCATACGAACGTTATATAGAAATTAGTGCTTCAAACAATAATATTTCAGCCGCAGTACGCAGAGCTGCTGATAATACTGAAACAGCTAATCCAATAGGAAAAGGTCAAATTGACAGTGCAATGATAACAGGTGGTGCAGTACCTTTTGGTGAAGAAGCATACACATATGATCAAAGAACAGGCATTTATAGAAGTGACCAAGTAACAATTTCTCGAGATTTTAGAACATTTCAGTTTAAGCAAGGAACTAGAATTGAAGATATAATTGAAGAAATAGTTTTGATAAGTGAGTATGCTCAAACAGCCGCAACACAATTACAAAGTGTTCCTGCAGGTGGAGGAATGATTCCTTGGTTTAGAATACATGCGCAAACATTTTTAGTACCAGATGAAGAAATTAGACGTAGAACCGGCCAAAATCCAAAAATATATGTATATGCAGTTGTGCCTTATCAAGTACATTCGTCAACATTTCAACAAGCATCGCAACCATCAGTGGGCATAGAACAGCGTAAAGCAGCCGCAGCAAAACGATACGATTTTATCTATACAGGTCAAAACGACGATATAATTGATTTTGAAATTAATTTCAATAATGCATTTTATACAGCAATGAGTTCAAACATGAATGGTGCAGGAACAACTAGACTTGCAACTCGTGATTCTGTAACAGTAGATACTGCACCAAGATTTCAGCCAGCAGCAGGAAATGAAGGTGTTGGCAGTGTTAACAGTGACAGATCTGTAACAGAAGTTGCAAATGCAACAGCAACTGGAAATAGTGGAGGCAGTGATGCAGATACACCTGCAATACGAGTTGCTAGAATGTTCCATGAGGCAATAGTCAATAATGACACTGATATGGTTACGATGGAGTTAACTATTATAGGAGATCCTTATTATCTTGCAGACAGCGGACAAGGAAACTATTTTTCTCCACCATCGGGATTTACAGGATACACGTCAGACGGAACAATGGATTATCAGTCGTCAGAAGTAGAAGTTTTAGTAACTTTTAAAACTCCGATAGATTATAATACAGAAAATGGATTAATGATATTTCCAGAAATAGACAATGTTCCGGTAAACGCATTCACTGGCTTATACAAAGTAAACATTGTAAGAAACAGTTTTGCTGGAGGAAAGTTTACTCAAGTGTTAGAATTAATTAGAAGAAACAATCAAGATAGTGATACAAATGTTAGAGGCGGCGGCACCGGCGATAACTCTACTGCTGTTGCTCCATCAGACACTACTGGCAGCGGCTCAGGAGATACACAAACTCCACAACCAGTAATTTTTGGCGGACAGGATATTACTAATACAGGAACAGCACAAGGAACTGGAGCAGGAGCACCACCTACTCCTACTCAACCTACTGCACAAGTTAACACAACATCTCCAACAGTGGAATTTGGTGGACAAACAATCGTTAATGAAAACTTTACTCCTCCGGCTAATAATAATCCGCCGCCTGATGCTAATATTGCTGGAGGAGTTTCTTAATGCCAGCAAATACACGACCTTCACGACGATTAGTAGTTTCGAATCCAGGTCCGTACGAAGCGATTGTTGTATCTCATCTTGACCCAAAAAGAATGGGTACACTTCAAGTTGAATTATTAAGAAACAGCACGTCTGGTAACGATCCAGAACGTTCAGGGCAAATAGTTACAGTAAAGTATCTGTCTCCGTTTGCAGGAACAACACCTATATCAGGAAATACTACTACAAATAATTTTCAAGGATCACAGAAATCTTATGGGTTTTGGATGGTACCACCTACAGTTGGAACACGAGTTCTTGTTATATTTGCAGAAGGAAACATTGCTAGGGGTTATTGGATTGGTTGTGTATATGATGCTTATATGAATTGGATGACCCCAGATCCTTGGTCAGGATCTCCGTACAATACTTTTGATCCTAATAGAAAATTACCAGTTGCAGAGTTTAATAAACGTATAGCATCTTCTGCAGGTAACGATCCTACAAAATATATTAAACCTCTTAATAACGATTTTTACACTATACTTGGACGTCAAGGACTTGTAGATGACGATGTTAGAGGTCCTGCCAACAGCTCTAGTAGAAGAGAATTACCGTCAAGGGTTTTTGGGGTAAGCACCCCCGGGCCAACTGATAAACGAGAAGGTGCACCTAAAGGTCCTATAGGACCAGTTGAAGCAAGAACACAAGCGTTTTCAAGTGTACTCGGTGGAAGCAGTATTGTAATGGACGACGGTGATGACCGTTATATAAGAAACAGTTATGCTAGCCAAGATAAAATGGAGTATACAGATCTTGTTGCTAATCCTGAAGCAACTACAGGAATAAAAACGCTACCAAAAGGTGAAATGATGCGATTTAGAACTCGCACAGGACATCAGATTCTTATGCATAATTCAGAGGATTTAATTTACATTGCTAATGCCCAAGGCAGTACTTGGATAGAATTAACTTCTAATGGTAAAATTGATATCTATGCACAGGATAGTGTTAGCATAAGAACACAAAATGATTTAAATGTTAGTGCTGATAGAGATATCAATATGACTGCGTCAAGAGATATTAACTTTAATGCTGGTAGAGATTATAAACTTACTGTTTCAAACAACAGTGATGTTAAAGTTGGCAATGATCATAAACTTGATGTTGCTTCAAATCATGATGTATATGTTGGAGCAACACAAAAAGTATATGTTGGTGCAGAAGGACATTTAGTAGTAGTTGGCGCACACTATATAACCAATCAAACAACGTTTGATATGAGCACTACAGGACAGCGTACAGAGTTTCAAGGACAGTACGATTTACAAACTGGCGGACACAATTATTTCACTTCAGGTGAAAATACAGAAATTGCATCTAGCGGAGACATTATTCAAACAGGCACAAACATTCATCTAAACGGTCCTGCGGCTACTACCGCAGCTCTTGCGAGCGGAGCAGCGCAAGCCGCTGTCGCAGCACCTGCGCTTTGGCCGGTACGTGTACCGGTACATGAACCGTGGCGTGGACATGAACATTTAGACCCTGGAACATTTACTCCTCAGTTCACACAAGCAAGCAGTTCTCCAAGCCCTGCATTAAGAGAATCAACACCGCAACTTAATACTAATGCTGACTTAGCAGGATCTGGCGCAGCGCCAGGAGCAACAGTTGCAGCAGCAAACAACACTACTGCCGGATCAAATGCACAAGTTGTTGTACCTGGAGAAGTAGGAACTAGCGGAGCACAACCAGCAAATCCAGTTCCGGTTAACGATTTACAAAAACACTTTTTAAGTGAACTTATAAAAGCAATTGGATTAGACCCTGCAAATGCTCTTAAAACAGCAGATCCTAACAGACTTGCCCCTGGTGAAACACCAGGAAATGCAGAAGCACTTGGTATGGCAATGGCACAGATTCAAGCAGAATGTGGTTTCCGTCCAAGAAGCGAAAACATGAATTATAGAGCAAGTACATTACGTAGAGTATTTCCTAGTCGTGTTAGAAGTGATGCGTTTGCTCAAGAACTTGTTGCAGCAGGGCCTGCTGCAATTGGTAATACATTGTATGGCGGACGTTATGGCAACGCTCAAAATGAAGGTTACAAATATCGTGGTAGAGGGTTGATTCAGTTAACATTCAAAGACAACTATAGACGTTATGGTGGACTAGCTGGAACTCCACAAATTGTTGAAAATCCTGATTTAGTTAATGATCCGGAAATTGCAGTAAAAATTGCTTGTGCATATATTAAATCAAAGTCTATTAGTTGGGGAAGTTATGACTTTGGAGCACTTGGTGAAGAATTCCGTAGAGCAGTCGGTTATGCTAACCGCGGCGGCGAAGAGACACGAAATCGTATTGGATTAGGTAGAGGGTTTGCAAGTAAGATTATTACTGGTGAGCTAGTACCGCTTGCAAGTATTACAACAGAACCTGCAGGCACAAATATTGAAGCAGGTAATAGAGTTGAACCAGCAGAAGAACTTCCTCCACTGCCATAATATAATAGGGTAAATACTGTTATGAGTACACAAGAAAAACGTTTATATAAAGAGGTAACAGTTAGCTCTAACAAAAGACCGTCTCTACCAACACAAAGTAGAGCGTACAAAGGCATCTCAACAGTTAATAAAGAGAATAGCAGTTTTAACTTGTATGACATTGCTCTTATAAAACAGGATATTATAAATCATTTTCATATTCGTGTAGGAGAAAAGTTAGAAAATCCTGGATTTGGAACTATCATTTGGGACGTATTATTTGAACCAATGACAGAAGCTCTAAGAGATGCTATTGCTGATAATGTTACAAAAATTATCAATCATGATCCTAGGGTACAAGTTGAGCAAGTCACTGTAGACACCTATGAAAGTGGTATAATGATAGAGTGTACGCTAACATATTTGCCTTACAATATTTCTGAGAGTATGCGCTTAAAATTTGACGAAGATAATGCTATTTTATCTTAGAGAATTAAGTACGCACTTTTCGAATCATAATAAATACTGTATAATAAAGGAAAGCAAATATGTCCACGACAGATAGACAAAATAGACTATTACTAGCGGAAGATTGGAAACGAGTTTATCAGTCTTTCCGTAATGCAGATTTCCAAAGTTACGACTTTGATAATTTGCGTAGAACAATGATTAATTACCTCCGTCAAAACTATCCGGAGGACTTCAACGATTATATCGAATCAAGCGAATATCTAGCACTTATTGACCTTATTGCTTTCCTTGGTCAAAACTTGTCTTATCGTATTGATTTAAACGCTCGTGAGAACTTCCTTGAACTAGCAGAACGCCGTGAAAGTGTACTACGTTTAGCAAGATTGCTTTCCTATAATCCTAAGCGTAACCAATCAGCAAATGGCTTGTTAAAGTTTGAGTCTGTAAGAACTACCGAAGAAATTTACGATTCAAATGGTACAAACTTATCAGGACAAACTATACTATGGAATGATATTTCAAACCAAGATTGGTACGAGCAATTTATTAAAGTACTTAATGCTGCACTTCCAGCAAACTCTGTTTATGGGCGTCCTGTAAAAAGCAGTACAGTTAACGGAGTTAGTGTTGAACAGTATAGAGTAAACGGTACAAACAGCGATATTCCTGTTTATGGTTTTACTAAAAATGTTGATGGTAAATCAACACAATTTGAAATTGTAAGTACTAACATTGAGAATGGTGCTATTATAGAAGAAGCACCTCTTCCGGGAAATAACTTTGCATTCCTTTATAGAGATGATGGACAAGGAGCAGGTTCTAATAATACAGGATTTTTTGCACACTTTAGACAGGGTCGTTTAGATCAAGGGCAATTTACAGTTACTAATCCTTCAACAAACCAAGTAGTTGCTATTGATGCAATTAATGTTAATAATACAGATACTTGGCTATACAAACTTGACACTATAGGTAGTGAGCAAGAACTATGGACAAAAGTTGATGCTATAGAAGGTAACAACATTGTTTACAACAGTTTAAACAAAAATATTAGAAATGTGTATTCTGTTTTAACAAGAGTAGAAGATAGAATTAGTTTAATTTTCTCTGATGGTACTTTTGGTAACTTACCTAAAGGTAGTTTTAAAGTTTACTATAGAGTAAGCGACAATAGAAGTTTTACTGTTAGTCCTGGAGAGTTAATTAATATTTCAATAACTATTCCTTATCAAAGCAAACAAGGTACAAGCGAAAAACTAACAATAGGGTTAGAATTAAAATATGCTATAGATAATGCAAGCACTTCAGAAACAAGTGCAAGCATTAAAGCAAATGCTCCTGCAACTTATTATACACAAAATAGAATGGTTACAGGCGAAGACTACAATGTTGCTCCTTTAAATATTAGTCAAGAAATTATTAAAGTTAAAAGTGTAAACAGAACATCTAGTGGTATTTCAAGATACTATGATTTGCTTGATGCAACAGGAAAATATTCTAAAACAAACCTTTACGGAAAAGACGGTGTTATCTATACACAAAATTTAACAAGCAAAGAACAATTTACTTTTAATACTAGAACAGACATTGAAGGTATTATTAAGAATCAAATTGAACCTATACTAGCAAATTATAAAATTAAAAACTTTTACTATGCACAATTTTCTAAAATCATAGTGCGTGATCTAGGTGCTAGATGGAATCAAGTAACAAAAGCACAAAACCTTACAACAGGTTATTTAACCGATGCTGACGGAACAAAACTAAGAGTTGCATCTTTTACTGGCTCTACGCTACAATATTTAGAACCAGGGTCTATGTTAAAATTTGTAACACCTGCTGGTTATTTCTTTATGCCAGACGGATCAATAAGACCTGGACAACCTAATATTCCAGGAGCAAAAACATATAAATGGACTAAAGTAATTTCTATAAACGGACCAGGTATTGATAATACAAATACTGGTGAAGGAGCTATTGCACTTAATGATATTATTCCTGGCGGAATTAATGGAGATATAAACTCTGCACCAATCCTACAAGAAATTAAACCTGTGTTTACAACTGAAATAGAAACACAAATAAAAACACAAATTATTGATCAAGTCTTTACATACAAAACATTTGGATTAAGATTTGATTTTAGATCTTCAACTTGGCGTGTAATACTTGAAAATGATCTTGATATTTTATCTACATTCTCAACTGGTAAAAGTGGAGATCAAACAAATCAAAATTTAGATTCAAGTTGGATTTTGTTATTCCAAACAGATGGCGAAACATACACAATTACATATAGAGGTAAGCGTTATGTTTTTGAAAGCGATAGAGAGATTAGATTCTATTACGATAGCTCAGACAAAGTTTTTGATCCTTTAACAAATGAAATTGTTAAAGATAAAATTTCTTTAATGTCTATTAATACTGTTCCAGTTAATGACGGATACGGATTAACACCATTTACTACACCGTTTGATTGGGAAATTGTAAATGAATACAGAGATAACGAAGGTTACGTTGACAGTAAGAAAATTGAAATAGGATTTTTTGATAGTGACGACGATGGTGTAGTTGATGATCCAGAAATATTTGATAATTTTATTACAAACTCTGTTTCTGATAAATTTATATTCCAAAAGAAATATACTACAACAGATAATGTAGAAGATTATAGATATGTTGATGCATTTGATGAAAATATACAAGTTGTTAATACAGAAACTGATATAACAACTAACGGTATTGATAGTTATCCTGCAAATTCTGTTTTTTATATAATTGATACTAATATCTTTAAAGTATATAATACAACTACAGAAGTATTAGAAATTGTTGTAAATTATAGAGCTTATAACGGAAGAGATAAAATCATATTCCAATACGAACATGCTGCTGACGAAAGTAACAGAATAGATCCAAGCAGCTCAAACATAATTGACACTTATGTTTTAACTAAGCAGTATGATACAAAATTTAGACAGTATGTTTCGGGTGCTATTTCTAGCAAGCCAGTACCTCCTACTAGCGACGAGCTTTATGTTAATTTTGGAGAAGAAATTAATAAGATAAAGTCAATTAGTGATGAAGTTATCTATCATCCTGTTAAGTATAAAGTGCTGTTTGGAACAAGCGCATCAGAAGATCTAAAAGCAATGTTTAAAATAGTTAAAAATCCTGATAAAGTTGTAAACGACAACGAAATCAAAGCAGCAGTTATTACAGCAATTAATGAATTTTTTGCTATAGAAAACTGGGAATTTGGCGATACATTTTACTTTACAGAATTAAGTGCTTATGTCATGACGCAAGTAGCGCCAGACTTAGCAGCCTTTGTTATTGTTCCTGTACAAGATAGTTTAACGTTTGGTAGTTTGTTCGAAGTTAAGTCAGAAGCAGATGAAGTGTTTATTAGTAGTGCAACTGTTGATAACATTGAAGTAGTTTCTTCGCTTACTGCTACTAAACTTAAAGCATCTGGAGCAATATATACAGATACATCTAGCATAAGCGGAGGAAACGTTTACTAATGGCTTACGAAAATAATCAGTCTGAGTATCCATTACCAGTTAACGGAGATTCGGGATCTCGCAAAAGCGAAAAATTTCTCCCAAGATACTTTAGAACAGAAG